GGTATACTCGGAACCCCCTTCAAAACGAGCACGCAACCCAAAAAGGAAATGTCTCATTAAATGGCTGGAAAATAATTTATGAAAATCGAAACGCTGAAAACTGAAACGCTGGTGCCGTATGCCAGAAATGCAAAGAAGCACGACGCTGGCCAGGTTGCGAAGATTGCCGGGAGCATCAGGGAGTTCGGTTTCTGTAATCCGGTGTTGATCGACAAGGACGACGGAATCATCGCGGGTCATGGCCGGGTGCTGGCCGCGCAATTTTTGGAGCTGGCGGACGTGCCGTGCATCAGGCTAGGGCACCTTACCGACACGCAGCGGCGGGCGTATATCCTAGCCGACAATCGGCTTGCGGAAATTGGCGGGGGGTGGGATGACGAGATGCTTAAAATCGAAATCACTGAATTAAAGTCTATCGACTTAACGAGCTTGACGTTCAGCGGATGGACGGACGAAGAACTGGAAAACATCATCACGCCGGGCGATTTTGTAGAAAATCCAGAACAGGAATGGGAAGATATGCCCGAATATGAAAACCAGCCAAAAGGAGTCCGAACAATAATTGTACATTTTCCAAGCGAGGCCGCGGTGATTGCATTTGGAAAATGTATCGGTCAATTGCTCCCGGACTCCGCTAAATTTATTTGGTATCCATCGCGACCAAAGGGCAACGAAAAAGACTCTCAGTTTATTGGGCAACCAGAATGAATCCTAAATTCCCGATTTATATAATCAGCAAGGGACGGTGGAAAACTCGCTATACAAGCATCGCGCTAGAATCAATTGGAGTTGATTATCGAATTGTAATTGAGCCGCATGAATTTGCGCAATATGCATCGGTGATTGATCCACAAAAGATTCTTGTTTTACCTTTCTCGAATTTAGGTCAGGGCGGCATACCTGCGAGAAATTGGGTTTGGGAACATTCGATAAGCGAAGGCCACGGTCGACATTGGATTATGGATGACAACCTGAGAGGGTTTGTCCGGCTGTATAAAGGAGACAAGATTAAAGTTTCTGACGGGTCTATTTTTGCGATAGCCGAGGGATTTGTTGAGAGGTACATGAATGTTCATATGGCGGGGTTTCAATATGGATCATTCGCGGTGGTCGAATCATCAACGGCTAAAGGCACGGTCAAGACTCCATTTTGCCTGAATGCAAGAATTTATTCGTGCATACTTCTTTCAAATAAAATCAGCTATCGTTGGCGGGGAAGATACAATGAAGATACCGACCTGAGTTTGAGAATTCTGAAAGATGGACATTGCACCATTTTGTTTAACGGTTTTTTGTGTAACAAGCAGGCAACACTAAAGATGAAAGGCGGGAACACCGATCTACTTTACAAGCAGGACGCAGGGTTTGATGGGCGTCTTGAAATGGCAAAATCCTTGCAGCGGCAACATCCCGACGTATGCACAATAAGGCGACGCTGGGGCCGTTGGCAGCATCATGTAAATTATAAGCCGTTTCAAAAAAACAGGCTTATCAGAAAGCATGGTATTGTCATACCGAAGGGAATAAACAACTACGGAATGAAGTTGATTAAGATAAAATGACATTTGACATTGACGCAATTGCATGGCGATAAAAAAAAAGCAGGCACCAGCGACGGCAGAGAAGTCGTCAAAATCTCAGATTGCCGAAAAGGTACGGATAGCAAACGAGAGGATCACGCTCAATCGAGCACTCGAAAAAGTAAAAGCCGGGAAGTCGCTGTCGGCGCGGGAAGAGAAAGCCGTTGAACTGGCCGAGAAGGAACAGGACGCAACGATGGATGAGATGTCTGGGATGCCAGAGGTTATCAAGACCGCCCCGAAATGGTTCCAGTCAATATCAGAAACGGCAAAACATATTGGGTGCGACCGACGGACTTTAGGCCGATGGAAGAAAGAGGGATGCTCGGCATTTCGTGACGACGGGCGGATCAACGCGCTGGAGCTTGGCAGGTGGGCTATTCAAAACTCTAAAGATTTTGCGGATGAGGTTGACGACATTCTCGAAGAAAAGCGCGGGTTGGTCCGGGCGCAAAGGATGCTTGCAGAGCTTCGTTTTTCTCGGGAAAGCGACGCCGTGGTTTTGAAGTCGGCAATCAAAGAAGAGTGCGAATCAATCATGGCAAAGTTTGATTCGTTAATTGAAAAAGAATTCGGAGATCATCCATTAATTTATTCTGACCGATCCCTTCCTGAAATTGAATCGCTTGCGCAACCCCGCAAGAAAAAGTTCAAAAACGATTTCAAGAATATGTTGAAAACCATTTAGTCATGAGCTTTATTTCTAAATCCCTGCTCGCTTCGATTCCCGAAGATGACGATTTGCCGTTGGATGAGTGGGCGGAAAAGTACGTGCGATTCCCAGGTTCGCCGATTGCTGAGGACTTTAGGCGGGATAATATCCCGATGCTCATTGAACCAATGCGGGCATGGGACGATCCTAAAATATGGGGCGTATCGGTGCTGGCTGGGGTGCAAGGCGGCAAGACAGGCTTCGAGCAAATCGCGGTTGCCAGGGCACTAAAGAAGAGGCCGGGGAATATGATGATTACAACGCAGACGGATTCTGAGTCCGCGTTTTTCGCAAAGACGAAGCTTCTTCCGTGCCTGCGTGAGTCTCCAGGCACGCGGGACATCGTGGCAGGGCTTGGGCGGGACGACATTACCAAGGAACACATCATCACTCCCGCGATGTTTATTCAGATCCAAGGACCATCGCTCTCCGGCCTGCAATCAAAAACGATTCACTACATTCTGAATGACGAAATGTGGCGGTGGAAAAAGGGAACGATGGCGGAGATTTTGCGCCGTGCAAATGCAGTCAGAAATAAGAAAGTGCTGAGTGTTTCACAGGGTGGCGAACAGATTGCAAATGAATATGGGGAGTCTGATTGGGATGAATGGGGCGCGTGGTGGCATCAAGGGACGCAGAAAATTTTTCATGTTCAATGTCCGCATTGCGAAAAGTATTTTTCACCGGAGACTCGGCGGGAAGATGACGGGAAATTTATTTTGTGCTGGGACGAAACTCCAGAAACTCGAAACATAGAAACCAAAGAATGGAACTGGAAAGCGGTCCGGCAGACGGTGAGAATGCAATGCCCCGAGTGTGACGGCGTGATTGAAAACCGTGAGCGAGTGCGCCGGGAACTAGTGCAGAATTGGAAGTACGTGCAAACCAATTTCAACAATTCTCCGGGGCATGAATCGTTCCGCTATTCCGGCTATACGCTTTGGTGGCGTGATTGGGCCGACATAATCGAGAGCTTTTTACGCGCAAAAGATTCCTTGCGGCGCGGGAGCATTGAGGAGTTGAAAGCATTTACTCAAAAAGAAGAGGCGAAATTCTGGACGATCAAGGACAAAGAGATTCCGATAGTCAACACTAAGGGCGCGGCAGGCTACCGGGTTGAGGACTACGACAAAGGCGCGGCTGAAGAGGCACCGCAAATTAACGGCGAAGATCAGCGTTTTGGGTTTGCCGATATGCAAAAGGACCGCTTCCCTGTTTGCATTCGCGCGTTTGGCGGTGGCGGGTCCCGGCTGGTGTATTGCGAGGAGTTGCAGAAAATTGAGGAGGTGGACGAGGCGGTGAAGCATTACGGTCTGAAGTCAGGGGCCTTCGCGCTCGATGTCGGCAACTGGAAATCAGATGCCTTGGATTTTTGCCATCAATACAAATGGAGCGCAATGCGTGGCCGGGACATTAACAACTTTACCAAGACGCGAGGGAAACGGGCGACCTTGCTTGTCCCGTATCAGCGAGTAATCGAATACATGACAGGCAAGGCGCACCACGTAAAGGGCCAAAAGATCAAGGTGCTGGAGTTTTCCAACACGTATTTCAAAGACGTTTTCTCACGGTTGCGGGCGATGGAGGAGCACCAGATCCCCGACGACATTTGCCAGCTTTACGTCGATTCGATGGAGTCAGAAACGAAGGACAGCAAGCGCGGAATCTGGCGGCAGATCGGAAAGCGTCCCAACCATTACTGGGATTGCGAGATCGGAATTACCTTCATGGCGTTTCTTTACAAGTTGGTAGGGGCACCGGAGCCGGAGACCGAAGAAAGCAGTCATTGACACGGCGGCAGTCTTGTCAGAGGCGGGGCGCGGGGCAGGTTCGTTGAAGAAATTCGCGGCCGGGTTTTTGTTTGATTTATCCGCATGAAATACCCGCCCCACCTTTGACACTCTCTCTAGTGTGTGACTCCACTCGTTAGCGTTTTACTCAGGATAGCCAGCCTCCAAGGGCGCGGCGTAATCGAGGCCCTTGTGACTGGCCAGTTCGAGATTGTTAAAGGTTCCGGCAAGGTCATGATTTCCGCCAGCGCAACAAACAAGAGCTTTTCATTTCAGGTTGACCCCGCGCTTTCGGTTGCCGTGATTATGACGGCGGCGGATAAAACCCTTTCCTGGTTTGATTCTCACACCACTGTCGAGCTTGCGTCATTTTTAACCCGTCGCGCCACCAACAAAGCTCGAGTTTTCTTTTGCTGATATGGCCATCCTCGATCAATACGGCAACGCAATTTCTTCCCGAACTTTTCTAAAAGCGGCAGAAAATGGCGGTGGCCGTGTCCCATCTGTTCCGCTCCGCGTGCTTGACCCGCTCAAGAAATTGATTACCTATCGGGACTGGCTCACGACATCGTTTCTTTCCGATAAACTTTATGCAAATTTCGGCGTCGTCGAAGGCGTGATTTGCCAAAAGGCAATGTTTGCGGTCGGGAATGCATGGCTCCCCGTGTTCTTTGGCGCGGACGAAGAATGGGGCAAGGAAGCTCGAAGGTGGCTGATCGAAGAATGGTACCCGACGTGCGACATTCGCGGCACCAATTACGATTTTGTGACGAATCTTTATCAGCAATCCGTTGCCATTGACCGGGCTGGTGACACGATCAAAATGCTCTCGGAGTCTGACAATGGATGGCCAATGGTTCAGGACATTCCCAATCGCCAAATCGGCCAATGGGAAAGGTTTTCCGCAGCCGACCAAGTTTTAAAAGACGGTGACTATAAAGGACTTATCATGCGCAACGGCGTAATCATGACCCGCAACGAGCGACCGATGGCTTATCGAAAACTCGGCGAGACAAACGGCGAATTTGAAGACTTGGCGGCAAATTATGTTGTCCACACTTTCGAGCCAAAATGGAACGACCAGGCTCGGGGCTTCCCGATTTTCTCTTCATGCATCGAAGATTTCCGCGTGATTGCTCAGTCGGACGAATGGGAACAGCAAGCTGGCTTGATTGCTTCGGCCATCGGGTTGCTCGAATATAACGAGACCGGCGAGGGCGATACATCTGAGGATGACCCGCTCTCTCTGCAATCTAACGACGGCACCCCGGACGGAATGGAAGTCAAGACGATGTACGGCGGATTGATCCGATACATGAAGGCAAGCTCCGGGCAAAAATTGGAGCAACATATTAACAATCGTCCCGGCGCAGATTGGGAATCATTTCAGGACCGGACGTATCGCAAATGTTTAGCGGCGGCAAACTGGCCTTATTCGTGGGGCTGGAAACCCGGCGAAGCGAACGGGACCAGCCAACGCACCGAAAACACCAAGGCCCGCATCGCGGTTACTGATCGGCAATCGCTGCTGGAACCTTGCGCTCGTCGGCAAGTTGGCTACGCAATTTCAGTTGCCATCAAAAACGGAATGCTCCCGGCTTACCCGGGGCAGGACAAGGGCGGATTTCTCAAATGGGGATTCACCAAGCCGCCCCGGATC